AGTATATAACAGATTAATTATGTTTGATTCTAAACAGTTTCATGCGGCACATATAAATAATACTGACTTTGAAAGATACACTTTGTTAGGATTTTTGCATAAAATATGGGATCAAAATACTATGATCTCTTACCCCATACCTGAATCGAAGAGAATCTAGATATACCTTCTAAATTTTGATATAGTTATACTGTTGAAACGTTCAACTGCAATAGGGAGACTTATGAAGCTCAAAAGTGGCCACTAAGAAGGAGAACAAAATGACTAAATTATGTGCAAGAGGTAAGGCAGCAGCAAAAAGAAAATTTAAGGTGTACCCGAGCGCCTATGCTAATGCCTACGCTAGTAAAATTTGTGCTGGTAAAATAAAAGATCCGTCAGGAGTTAAGAGAAAAGATTTTAAAGGACCTAAACCTGCTAAAAAAGGTAAGATGATAAAAGCTTACGATGGTAAATTTATTAGATTAGACGTTGATGGGCAAACTTTTTCAAATCCATCCAGTGCTAAATACTATGGCGATATGATTGATGGCTAGTAAGAAAAAATTTTATATATCACCAACCGTTAAGGTTTCCACAGATGAGTATACAAATACTTTAGTAGGATCTGTTGAAGGTGGCGGCGGTAAATTAGGTAAAGTTAGAGGATCAATAGAAAAGACAGTTGTTAAAGATAATCCTGGTTTTAACATACCAAAAAAAATGAATATTGAATATCAAAGAGGTGATGAGGATAGTAATCTTTTTTTACGAGGACAAAAACAAGGAAAAAGCAAAACTTTATCAATAGGATTTACAAAACGATTTAAAAAGGGAGGGCTTAAAGAATGGTTCAATCAAAAATGGGTAGATATTGGGAGCAAACGAAAAGATGGTTCATTCGCACCCTGTGGCCGTTCAAAACTAAAAGCGGACAGGAAACGGAAGTATCCAAAGTGCGTGCCTGCTGCCAAAGCAGCAAGGATGACAGACTCACAGAGGAGGAGTGCCGTTGCAAGGAAAAGAGCTAAGCCTCAAGGAGTTGGTGGTAAGCCAACTAACGTAAAGACGTTTACTAAGAAATATTATGGTGGTATGATAGACGTATGAGTAAAGCAAAAAGAATAGATAAGAAGAGACCCATTATAGATAAAAAAACTAAAATTTTTGATTTATTTCCTAGTGGAGCATATGGAGCTAAACTAAAAGTGAAAGATTTTAAAGGTGTAATGAAATCTTCAAAAAAAGGTAATAAAAAAGGTGGAGTTATTTCTTATAAGGCATCACAAGGTAAAATGATGAAAGTAAAAAAAGTTAAGGGAGCTTTAGAGAAAGCTTCCAAACTACATGCTGCACAAGCTAAAACTTTAGGTAATGTTTTAAAAGCAGCAGGTGGTGGATTAAAAGAAGCTACAAAAAGATTAAAAGCACAAGGTTATACAGGAGGAAACATGGCATTAAAAAATCCAAAAAAAGCAGATCTAGATAAAGACGGAAAATTATCAGGTTATGAAATGAAAAGAGGAAAAGCTATTGAAGAAAATATGGGAGTTAAAAAAGGTAAAATGATTAAAGCAGTATTAGGTGTTGCCGCTTTAGCGACTAAAAAAGGTAGAGAGCAAGCAAAAAAAATAATGAAAGGTAAAACTAAATTAAGTCCAGCTATGAACTATTTAGGAAGAGATATGGGTGGAGAAATCAAAGGATATGGTCAAGCAAGGTCAAAAGGTATGGGCTTGCAAGATGAATCTGTACCAATGAAGGATAATTCTTACATCAAAGATTTAATTTAATGAACTATGGCTACTTCAGGAACTACAAGTTTCAATTTAAACATCGATGATGTCATCGAGGAAGCATACGAAAGATGCGGGATACGAACTAATAGTGGCTACGATTTAAAATCAGCAAGAAGAAGTTTAAACTTATTATTTTCTGAATGGGGTAACCAAGGTGTGCATCTTTGGAAAGTTGAACTTAAAGAACAACTATTAGCTGCTGGCACTGCAACTTATACAACGCCGGCAACTTGCAATGATGTTTTAGAAGCTTACATTTCTACAGGAACAGGTATTGGTAGTAGTATAACGGACGTATCTCTTACAAAAATTGACAGGTCTGCTTATGCAGCTTTACCTAATAAAGGAGCTCAAGGACAACCCTCTCAATATTTTGTTGATAGACAAACAACACCCACAATAACTTTATATCAAGCACCTAATGCTAGCACTTACACTTATCTAAAATATTATTTTGTAAAAAGAATTGAGGATGCGGGAGCGTACACAAATGATCCTGATGTTGTGTTTAGATTTTTACCATGTATGTGTTCAGGATTAGCTTATTATCTGTCAATGAAAAGAGTCCCTGATAGAACAGCAGATTTAAGAATAATTTATCAAGATGAATTAAATAGAGCTTTAACTGAAGATGGTCAAAGAACTTCTGTTTATATTTCACCACAAACATTTTATGGAGACGGAGTAGCATAATGCCATTTGCAAAAGGAAAATATGCCAAAGCGATATCTGACAGATCAGGAATGGAATTTAAATATTCTGAGATGGTTAAGGAATGGAATGGAGCTTTAGTTCATTTCTCTGAATATGAACCTAAACATCCTCAGTTAGATCCTAAACATCATACAGCTGATCCAATAGCATTGATTAATCCAAGACCAATGCATAAAAGTGGTATATTGGTATCATTAGAACCAAAAGATTGGCCAGGTCAATTTTCTGTAGTTTTATATCAAACAACAAATGCTGCAGGAGAGACTATTTTTATACCATCACAGCAAACTCCAGTTTCACCAAACGATGTAAATAATTCAAGATTAGTGAGAGCTAATTTAGGGAAGGTAACAATAGTAACATCATGACGTATACAGAACTCATTGCAAAGATTAGAAATTATACTGAAGTGGATAGCACTGTGCTTAGTGATTCTATTTGTGATGGTTTTATAAGAGATGCAGAATTAAGAATAGCTCGTGCAGTAGATGCAGATTATTTAAGAAAATTTGCAACATCTAATTTTGTTGTTGGTAGCAAATATGTGTTATTACCTAACGATATTTTAATTGTTAGATCTGTTCAACATATTTCAGGTGGAACAAGAACTTTTCTTGAAAATAGAGAGACAAGTTTTTTAAATGAGTATAATCCAACTGAGGCTACAGGAACACCAAAATACTGGGGGAACTGGTATAGAACAAATGACAATTTTTACCTTATTGTAGCTCCTGCACCTGCAGCAGCAGATACTGTTGAGGTTAGCTATATAAGAACGCCTCCTCATCTATTTTCATCTAATGATGCAGCGACTGTGCCGGAAAAATCAACATCTACTTTTATAAGCACTTATGCTGATGAAGTCTTAGTTTATGCATGTCTCGTAGAGGCTTTTAGCTTTCTGAAAGGGCCCATGGATATGTACAATCTATATGAAAAGAAGTATAATGAAAGCATACAAAATTTTGCGATTGAGCAAACAGGTAGAAGAAGAAGAGGAGAATATACTGACGGTGTACCAAGAGTTAAAATTCCTTCTCCTTCACCTTAAAAATAGGAGAATAAAAAATGGCAATTACACAAGCAGTATGTAACTCTTTTAAGAAAGAATTATTAGAAGGAGTACACAATTTTGCGTCAGGTGGAGATACTTTTCAACTGGCTTTATACACATCAGCAGCAACGATAAATGCGGCTACAACTTCGTTCACTACAACAGGTCAAGTTTCTGCATCAGGAACTTACACTTCTGGTGGCGGACAATTGAAGTCACAAAATACATCAGTAGCAAATGGAGTAGCAATTGTAGACTTCGCTGATTTGTCTTTTACGGGAGTAACTATAACAGCGAGAGGTGCTATGATTTATAACACTACAGATAGTAAAAAAGCTGTAGCAGTTTTAGATTTTGGTTCTGATAAAACAGCAACTTCGGGAACTTTTACAATTCAATTCCCTGCATTCACAACATCGGCTGCTATATTAAGAATATCTTAATTTAAGGGAGGAGCCAGGCTATGGCAGACAAAACATACACTGTTACCGTAGCCACCGGCTCCAAGTATGGTGGTGGAACAGGAAATGTTTACTACCTAGATGGTGCTAGAAACTCAACTGGTCCAGGAACGATTAGTTGGGTTCAAGGCGCAACATTAAGATTCGATCAAAGTGATTCATCTAACGACAATCACCCTTTAGTTTTTTCTACATCACAAGGCATATCCAATATAATATCTACGGGTGTTACTTATTACTTAGACGGCACTAGTAATCAGGACAATTACACTAATACAACAAATTTTAATGCTGCATCTACAAGGTACATAGAAATTACTCCAAGTTCTTCAACAGATTTTTATTATCTTTGTTACGTTCACGGTATCAGTATGGGAGGTGTGTTTGATGTCACAACTCAAACTTGGGGAGCGTTATCTTGGGGAGCAAATGCATGGAACAGTTCAACTAATTTAATTCAACCTACTGCTTTAACTTTATCTAATGTGCTTGGAAGTCCTAATATAGAAGCAGATGTAAATATAGGTTGGGGCAGATTAGGATACGGACAGGGTGAATGGAATTCATCTGTAGAGTCTATTGAAATTACAGCTACGGCTTTAGCTTTAACTTCAACAACTAATTCAGTATCTATTAATTCAGAAGTTAATGTAGGCTGGGGCAGACAAACTTGGGGAGAAAATGCATGGGGTATTTCAGGAGATGCGTTAGCAAGCGGATTATCTATGAACACCAACCAAGGATCA